ATCATTATCAGTAAGTCCACCTAAATCGTCGTGGTCAAAGTTAATTTTGTCTGTGGTTACCGCATCATCGGCAAGTTTTGCAGTAGTAACATTCTCATCTTTAATCTTGGCAGTTTCTATAGCATCGCTTGCTATTTTGGCTGCTACAATCCCACTATCTTTTAATGCCAAGCCGTTCAATGTTCTTTCAATCGTAGAATCATCGACTTTTGCCCGTAATCCACCATCAGAGATCTCCAAGCTTGGATTAGTATCAGAGACATCAATATAAAGACTTCCATCAGTATGCTGGATTAAGCCATAATTAGTGCGCACCACATCAGAGGCAAGTTTTGCGGCGGTTACACTATCATCAGCATAATTAGTGGTATCAAGAGAATTAACTTCTGCCTCGATTTCCGTGAATCGATTATTAAAACCAGCAGCAGTGATTAAGGTATTAGCAGTACATCGAGTGATGGAAAGCGTACCTCCATTCTCGTCTATAAAGATATTCCAAAATAATTTTATAATTTTTTTCATCTTTTCTCCTTTTTTTCTTGACAATTATCTCTATTTCAGTTATACTTTAAATATGCCTAAAATAAATAAAATTTGTATAATCTGTAAAAAACCATTTGAAGTTTGGCCTTGTCTTGATAGAATTAGATGTTGTTCTCGCAAATGTAGTGATATATCTAAAAAAGGAAGGCATCTTTCTTTGGAACATCGCAAAAAACTTTCCATAATTGCTAAACAAAAGGGATTTGGCTTGTGGATGGTTGGTAAAAAACTCTCTTCTGAAACTCGTCTTAAACAAAGAAAGGCACGACTTGGTAAACATTTTGGGCCGATGTCCTTGCAAGGTAGAAAAAATCTTAGTTTTGCTCATAGAGGGAATAAGCATGCTTGGAAAGGCGGAATTACTTATGTTAATGGATATGTATTGATTAAACACTATACTCATCCTTTTGCTGATAAACGCCATTATATTTTGCGTAGCCATTTGGTAGTTGAGGAAAAAATCGGGCGTTATCTTAAATCTGGAGAGATTATTCATCATATTAACGGAATTATTACGGATGACCGACCAGAAAATCTTTACCTTTTTTCTAATATCAAAAAACATCGTAATTATCATAATAAACCTTATCTTTTAACAAGTAATATTTAATTCTCTCCGGCCGCCGTAATAAGGGTGTTGGCTGTTTTACGGGTAATCGCTAAAGTTCCACCTCTTTTATCAATCAAAATTTTCCATAAAAGTTTTTTCATAAATTCCTCCTTTAACTTCCAAATCCTACAATCGAAGCCATATTTATATAAGCAGGATTAGAAGTACCGGTCCTAATAAACCCTACTGTAACATCGTAGGCAGTGCCATTAGTTAAACTTGATACGTCAATAGTTCCCGAAAGCCATTCCCACGTTTGTTTATTTGCCTGAGTCAGAGTAAGTGTTTGTGTTCCGATACTTATTTTGATTTGAGGTTCACTACCTGCATTAGTCCAACTGCCATTGCTATAAGCATAAATAGTTACTGTCAAGATTCCCGCGACTTTTATAAATTTAGTTCGTAAAAGGATACTCTCTCTTGTTGCTCCATCAGCCCAATATTGCGAAAGAAGATGATCTACTGGAGCAAAAGCACCACTAATTAAGGCAGTAGCTATACCGTAATCCCAGCCGTCGTTTGCGTCTTTGCTTCCAAGCCATTGCAAAACTACGTTAGAAGTATTTATATCTGCAAGCGAGTTTATCTTATCGTAAACAGCATTTTTCGATGGAGCGATTGTAGTTACATTATCCCAACTGGCAGCATAAGCAACATCAGAAACTTTGCCGCCAGCCGTATCATCAACATATTTCTTGCTGGCAGCATCTTGGTCAGCCGTAGGGTCAAGCAGATTGATTATCTTCTTTGATTGCATATCAATTTCATCGGCGGTCTTGAGTTGAGTTTCCGTGCCGTCTACCTGCCATAGACTTTGGCTGGTAAGCTCTGTCCAGATAGTGCCGCCATCGGTGTTAATCCAAAGGGTATAAGTTCCGCTATTATTATAAAGCGCAACGCGGCCTTGTCGCGCCGATATATTACCATTAGGAGCTGTCTCCGTATAAAGAGTATCACATTCATCTGCGATTTCAGAGATAGAAGTTATCAGGCGCGCTAAGTCTTTCGGATTAGATAAATCTTTAACATTTAGGCGGTAGTCCACTTTTCTCCTTAGCGTGAGCTACTATTTTTAAATGCACGGCTATTTTATAAAACCATTGCAATTGAGAAGCTATTTCTAACCCCCAATTTACAATCTGGCTTTTCATTATTTCGTCAAGTTGCTCCTGGGTAATTGTGCTATAGCAGGTTTCGCATATTGAAAAAGTCGCATTATTCCCGTCGTTAAATCTAACCCAAAATTCCATACCACCGTTTATATAAGCAGTTTTTTTATCGTTCATTATAATCTTGTTGCAAAAAGGACATTGACCTCGGATTAACGGTTTGACTTCATTCATCTTAACTGCTCTCCCTTGTTCGCACACCTCTCCTCAGTGGCTTGGCATGAAGCGTGTAATTATAGACTAAAAATGTCTCATCTAATCCTGTTGTTCCAAAAGCTACTTGGATTAACTTTCCTTGGCGGTTGATTTCCCTCGTCCTGTCCGCGTCGCTTTCTGAGGAAAAGTAATCTTCATCAAATTTAGCCACATCGAATAAAGATTGATAGCCCAAGCCACTTAGCATATTTTCAGAGATATTCTTTTCTGTCGCGGCATTGCCGTCGCAGACTATCTGGATATTCAAATTCCAATCGCCTTTTCTGCCATAAGCCAAGTTTATATTTGAGAATTTCTTTTCTAAGGTTGCATCTCCAAAAGAACGCTGCAAGGATTTATAAGTCGGCAAAAATACAACGCCATTATCATTCGTGCCGGTATCGTCTTTATACATCTTCCCCGTATAGCCACCGTGATATAGCCAAGCCTTGCCCGATACCGTTACTTCCGCGAAACAGTTTGCGCCTATGGAATATATAAACCAGGGATATTGAATTTTCCCCCATTTATCCAGATAAGGACGAGACCAGTCCATCACCAGAGTTCTGTCATTTGTAGTTGCGCCGCTTGTATAAGTAAAACTGCACCAGTATTGCTGGCGGTTAAATAATAGGCCTGCGACAGCGTATTTCAATCGAGAATTAACGCCTGCTTTAATAATCTTTTGAATGTTATCACCGCAGGGAATAATACTATCGCCATTCGCCATATAGAAGTTGAAATCCGGCGCTAAGAAAATAACCCGGCCGTCTGGCAATTCCTTCATTACCCAGAAACAAACCGGCCCGACTTTTGAAGGAACACGGTATTTTCTAAATAAAGGCGTAGTCCCCCTGTATTGCACGCGCCATAACCCAAACTCTTTACCTACCAGCATATCATCGCCCTGTTTACAAGCGCCGGTAAGCTTTCCGGCATCCTCATCAAAGTTTAGGAATTGGTCATAGGCACTATCTGGATCTTGAAGAGTATCGCAGTAATATAAAAGCCGGGGGTCAACTGTTGAATGAAGCCAGCCATATTGCTGCCATTCTAAGCCCCAATCCGCAGTTATGCTTGTGGCAAAAGTCGCGCAAGAACCTGAGCCGGTGTATTTAATTGCCTCATTGCGGCCATTGCAGATTATGCAGGTATTGTCAAATGAAAAAAACGAAAATCTTGCGTCGTCTGCATCTGTCGTATTTAAACCAGTATAAATTTCTGTATAGGCATTTGAGGCGAATTTATAAAGTTTTCCATCTTGTGTGCCGCCAATGTAGTTAGACGTAGTTGTACCTCCGGAATGAACATCAAACTGATAAAAACCGCACCAAGCAGTCGCCGAGCCGATAGAGGCTGAGGTTATTGCGCTATATCCCGGCCTTGAGCCTAACGCACCTTGCGGGTCTGAATATACATTTATAGACGACTCGTCCCATTCCCCGGGGTCAGTATTTTCATAGGTATCTTTTGCGTTTATTCCTTTAAAATTACTCGCAAATAATACTGGAAAGAAGTTTCTAGATTGCATAAAACCTCATTTTAAGCGTAATCACTTTTTCCGATTACTGGAATATCTGCACCCGATTGATCACGATCTACAATGACCGACCTTCGCCTTAACGGGTTTGATAAACTGGCTAACATTTTTTCAAGCATACCAGTCCCAGTTAAAGGTTGACTCCATTCTTGTTTTGCAATAGCGTAATTTTCCGTATCGCCTTGCTGGATAAACCGTGCCATTGAGACAAAATGCACGAATTGAGGATAATATCTTAAAGTTACAACTGCCTCACTGCTATCTGCGGTCAAATCCGCCCATTGCAGTTCTATATCCATATAAACCGTATAGGTGTTATCCGGCTTGCGGTTAAACTGTATTTCCCAATAACCGCTTTCTATTCGCGTAATGCAAAACTCATCCGGACGACCGGTATTATCATCAGGATTATCCCATTCGTAAGCCTCTTTTATCCCCACTTCTGTCAAAGGACATCGGGTTGTGCCATCTAAAAGAAAAGCACTTTTTACCCGTTTGAAAGTCGTAGGCAGATAACTCGCGCCAGAATAAGTATAGGCAGATGTGGTGATGCTAAAACTTATATTGGAATTAAGAAACGGAAACTGCCCCAAGTCGCAGAACTCTGGGCCTTTTTCATTGATAAGACGGCGGATTTTTACCGCAGCATCCGAAGAATCATCGCCTGTTTTGTCAGAAATTGCACTAACCGCGCTTGCTCTCGTAATAAATAGACTCATAATTTACCTCACTATTTTAAGCTCTATAAACGGATAGAAATACTCAAAGCATTTTTTCTTGAGTTTGAATACACCAGTCTCAATTCCCTTGACGTCCTCAACTATCATCTGACCGTTAGCCATATAACTAAAATCCGCGATATAAGAAAACCCCATAGGAAAATCAAATCTTGGTTGTAAAGTAAGTCCTTGTATTTGATTTTTTAGATGGATAATTTTTAAAATTTTATATCTTTCTGCCTCTTTTTTTGAAGCAAATCTTATGCCATTAACATAGGTAATCTTGTTGTGGTATTTATTAGTTTTATTAAATCTCATATTATCCAGGGCAATAAACAATAAGCGCAAAGACAAGTCAGAAATTCGGTTATTCTGTCAGCATGCCATTTAATCTTGAAATTAAGCCAATTATTTACGAAATGGCTACCCAGACCACTAACTACTACCTGAACGCCCCAAATAAGCCATTTGTGGCTAAAATAGGCTATAACTACAAGGGGTATGGCATACAGAATACCGCATAACCAGCGGGGTAAATCATCAGGTTCATCTCCGTAAGGTGCAGTAAGAGAAGCAAAGCTTAAACCTGCTAACAGGATCGCCCATAACTTTATAATCGGAAATGCGATAATGCCGAGTGCCAAAGGAATTAGTGCCTTGCGCCAATAGCGGTATAAAGGCGGTATTTTGCCCTGCCCACCCATAGACCAACATAATGGGAGAAAACACCAACAAGTCAGATAAATCATTTCACCTGATTTTGGGTTACTCTTTCCTGTCTAATCTCTGTTTTATCTTTATAAAGCCCTAATTTCCAGCCCCACAAGTCAAGACCTAAGAATACTACTGTTTTTGGTTGAGAGTAGTTATAAGTATAATTCTCTATCTGCTCCGCCTCTTGCCTCATTGTAGGATTTGGTTTAGTTACAGGGCGTATAATCCCTGCATAAATCGCCCAGCCAAGTCCTGCAATCCCAGCCAATACAAGTAAACCCTTTAATGTTGATGATGTGCTTTTGGCTACTGCTGTGGGAGTCAAATCAAGCGCTTTACTTATAAGGAATTTTTCTGGCATAATTTTAGAATTTTATCGTCCCAACTACTAATGTCGCACCGTGTATAAGTTCTGTCTTATCTGCA